ACTGCATTAAAAAGATTAAAACATTTACGATTGATGTCACCACCAGTCGGTACTTTAAAAGAAATGAACTCCTCTATGTCAGGATGGCTTACGTCTAGGTACGCCGCATAGCTCCCCTTCCTTGTCTTCCCTTGTTTGTAGGCTGTCATCTGACTGTCTACCACTTTCATGAACGGTATCGGCCCCGGTGCTTTGTCGCTGATCCCTCTCACGTCTGACCAGTGCCCACCCACACCGCCGCCCTTTACGGAAAGCCACGCTACTTCACCATTATGGTCAATAAGGCTATCAAGATTGTCACCCACGTAAGTAAGGAAACAAGAAATAGGAAGGCCACGGTTGCCTCCAGTTCCGTCAGGAGCGTTGCTGAGGACAGGCGACGCAAACATAAACCAACCTTTTGAAGCGTAATCATAAATACGCTGTGCAAGATCGAGATCACCGCCACAATAGGCCACACTGGCACGAGCAAAAGCATTTTGGGGTGATTCTTCATGGTCGAACATATAGTAGTCACGCATAAGCGTAACCGCTTGGTCACTGAGGCGATTGTCTCTTTCATAGTCTATCGTTATCCCTAGGTAGTTGGTCATTCACTTCTCCAATTCTTCTTTTGGTTGCCCTTGCAAAACCACAAGGGCGAACCTATTATTTTACCAGATTTCAATTAATTTGTCCAGATAATGTTTTGCTTTTTGCAGGTCTAAGGTGCCACCTTTCTCCTGAAAACGTGCCATATATTTGATAACATTACCTAAAATAAATCCCTTGAATTGCTCTTCGGACATCCATTCCTGCATTGCGTCCCAAGGTTGAATCTTCTTATTGGTGTAGTGATTACCCCCAAGTTGATACGTCCTTGCTAAGTCTTCATTCGTCATCATATACCTCGTCCTCCAGATCTTTTGCAAAGTAGTCGAGCTTGTCTTCTACCTTGTCTCTAAACCTATCTACAAGTTCTTCTGACGTAATCTCAAGAACCTCCATAACACTGATCTCATCCTGCTGTTTCAAGCGGTCACACACATCGTCTAAAGTTAGCATATTTCCGCTTCCTTAAGTAACGCAGTAACGGTCTTGACAGTGTAGAACCTAAAACCATTCTTGTTAGCCCATTCAGCCATTGTGAATTTAGTCCCATCTTTACGTCTCCTTGCTCTAGGCATCGGGGTGTTGGGCTCGTAAAATACGAACACCAACTCTTCATGTATTAAACTATTCCGTATGTCCACATACTTACGTGCTTCCTCAGAGTCCCTGAAGCGGCCCTTGGCCTCAATCAGGAAGTCTCCGACTACAAAGTCTGGTTCGTATATCTTCTCCTGCGTGTAGTGAACTAGACCAGTGTGATACTTACACGGCTTGAGAACTCCTATATGGAGCTCGTACTCAAACCAACTGTCGTAGCCTTTAGGTGGCTTTCCTTTCTTAGAGTTTCTGGCCATTACCTAAATCCAACTCGGGAACCTTTGGTTCGTTCTTTACTTCTGTTAAAAACCTTACACCAGTAGAATAAATAAATCCTCTTAAGTTGGGGTAACAGTGGTGCTTGTAGTCGCAGTACGAGCAAGGCATAGCGAGCTTTTTGTTTCCAGACTTTCCATCCAATTCTGGTGAATGGCAGTGCTCGGGCGGCTCTGGTTGCTCGATCATCTTTTTTAACCAACGCACCTCTTCGGCAATGTCGTAATTGATCTTACCGTACACATCAGATTCAGTGTCTGTTTCATCATACTCAAGGTAACACAAGTGGCCGTTCTGCTTGTCAATAGCAATCCAACCGTACTTGGTATCACCTTCAGAATGTGCGTAGGCTTTAAGCTGAGCCACATAACCAAACGGATCATCATAGGCTAAAGAGCCATCCTTAAACTTCTTAAACCCATAGGTCGAAGTTGACTTAACGTCAATTAACCGACCATCTACACGGGCATCCATAGAGCCCTTAACACCTTCAACAACACAGAGCTTCTGTTGATCTTCCACAGTATGCCCTGCCATACGAGTCAAGAACAAAACAAGTTCTTCAATCATATGACCATACATAAACTTAATGTATGTATGAGGTTGTAGCTCTTCACGTTCATAGCCGTTTGCTTTGTACCACAACTGACGAGCATCTTTACCGACCGCACTAAGGCGTAGCTTACGGTTATCTGTGATAGCGTCAGGAGTAAACTCTTTCCGCATCAGATCTTTCATCGCCTCACCAAAGCGTTCTACTTCCGCATCTACATCGACATCAGCAGGAACCTCTCGGCTTTGCATCAGCGAATAGATATCGTCTACGAGGGTATGTATTGACTTACTCATCTTCAGCCTCAATCAAACGTCGATCAAGCTCATACTCGCCAATAATAGTCTCAGCAAGGCGTAGCTTCTGGCACAGTCGGCGGACTGTCGCTTCACGCATCTGTACAAAAGCCATCAGGCGTTGTACGTCTTCGGTTCCAATAGTGAGCTCTGATAAACGCTCCTCGAAGTCTTCTACGTTGTAGATTGGTTTGCTCTGTTTCACTTTAAGTTCCTCAGCCATTTCATGTATATCCAAAATATTATCCTAATATTATATCACATTAATGTGTGTCTGCCCAGTTGTTTCCAACTTTATATTCACCGTCAAGTGGACACTTAAGATCGAATGCAATGCCTGCGGCTTTGATTGATTCGACCATAAGATACCCTACCTTGTCTGCTTGCTCTGTTCTGGCTTCAATTTGATACTCATCATGAATAGATCCTAGTAGCTTATAATCTAACTTCCACTTAGGAGCGTACTGTGTGAATATTTGTAAAGCCTTCTTCATAACAACAGCACCTGCTGACTGTAGCAGTGTGTTTAATGCGGCGTGTTCTGAACGTATCCAGAGACGACGACCATCAAGACCTCTTAAGAAACCTCTTTGAGAGGCGACTGCGACTCTTTCTCTAAGCTCTGCAAGTGCGGGAGTATTGTCGAGAAAGCTCTGTCTAAGTCTCGCTCCATCCCTCTGACTTCCATCCACAATAGAGCCGATCTTGCTGTCTCCTGCTCCGTAGAGGAAAGCGTATATAAATGTTTTTGCCTGAGCTCGTGTAGGCAAGCCTGCATTTCTTTGGTTTGTTGTATGAATGTCTCCGTTAAGGATTTCATTAGTGTACTCCTTGTCTCCCATGTAGTGTGCAAGCATCCGTAGCTCTAGGCCACAAGCGTCCACACCGACTAACTTATGTCGTTCTGGTACAGTCCAACAAGCACGACAGTCTGCACCGTATGGCACCCCCACAGCAGGGACTTGAGCCATGTTAGGTGAACTGTGTGTCATACGTCCTGTGACTGCTCCGATTGCGTTGACCTGTCCATGCACTCTACCGTCATCCTCGACGGCATTGAGCCATGATGTGACTTGGGCGATCCGTTTCTGAACCATGAGATACTCCGCAATAAGCTGAGCCTCAGGAATATCAGTAACAGTTTCCAGTGTCTTTTCGTCAACAATAGCTTGACCAGTCTCCGTAAACTTCTCAGGCTTCCACCCGAAGAGCCGAAGATACCTCCCGATCTGCTGACGTGATCCTAGGTTGAACTCAGGCCAGTCAATTCGAGAGAACGGGCCACCTACTTTGTCCCAGTCTTCAGATAAGAATTTGAGTCCCACTGAAGAAAGCGAACCATCCTTCTTGTATTTCGGAGTGATCTCTTTAACGAACGTGGGAAGAGGTTTAAACTTTTCATGTACAGCTTCTTCAAGCTCATTTTGTTTCTCCTGTAATTCTGCTACTAAGTCTGTGGCTTTTCGCTCGTCGAGTAGCCACCCATTTTCGATTTGCTGATTAATTGCAAGTTGTACGTCGTGCTCAAGATCAACGCTGTCAGTTCCAAACGGAGCAAGCTCTTCACTGAGTGTTTTGTACAAGCGTTCAGTAACCCTAACATCTTGCTTACAATACTCCACCATCTCTGGCGTAAGCGCAGTCCAATCATGATAATCCCCCTTTGGAAATTTTAACCGCTGTCCCCAAGCATCCAGTGAATGACCACCGTCAAGCTGTGGGTTGTACAAACGAGACATAACAAGTGTATCTGTAACCTTACACGTTACATCAACACCTAACAAACGCTCGACAACAGGCACATCATAACGAATGACGTTATGTCCTATCACCTCAGTCACCCCGTCCATCAGATCCAACCACATTTCTTTAGTTGGCATCTCTAGTGTGTACATCTGTTCATCTTTGATAGCACAGATACACCAGATAACTGACGGATTGAGTCCGTTTGTTTCAATGTCAAATATTAGCTGAGACAATCTCTACACGCTCCATTGGAATCTGATAAAAGTATTCCCCCTTGGCGATGTACTTATTGGGTACTTCGACAGGAGTTAAATCCTTAATATCATTATCCCAGAATGTAACAGCAGTATCAAGATCTTTGTTCCAAATAAAGAACTGCGTCAGCCCGTCAAAGAACTTTTCTTTACGTTGAGGCAACTGCACACTGTCGTAAGGAAACTCTGTTCCTGACCAGATAATCTTTACCTCACACTCGGCTTTTAGGCAAATATTTGGATTCTCCCAGTCATCACTACTCCGATAAAACAGCAAGTCTTGAGCATACCGATCAGGGTGTTCCATGACTTTATACCCTTGTGTTCGCAAATGATTAGACGTTGCTTCCCTAGCCGCTTTGTCATACTTTTCAAACAACTCACGGTCAAATCGTTTTCTTGCACTCATTAGAACTCCTCGATACGGTTTGCTTCGTTAATCTCTGGCTTCTCTCCACGCTCTAAGCGTCCAGTCAGTGCGTTGTAGTACAACCACCCTGCTGAGCCTGTAATGCCTGTGCGACGACACTTGACGACTTGCACCTGCGTACTGTTGCGGGTGTACTCATCATCGGCCATCTTGTCACGACTCAGGAGAATCGTGTTGAAGGCAATCTGATTAATAGATCCAGAACCTTTTAGATCATACTCGTTCACGTTGTGTGGGTTGGTTAGGCTAGGCTTCCGCATATGGCTTACCACGATGATAGACACATCGGTCTCCTTGGCGAGCTTAAGCAGACGATCCATAAAGTCGTCAACAGTTTCGTTACTGTTACTTGTAACAACAGCTTGCAACGGATCAATAATAAGAACCTCACACCCATTACCTTTGACCATTGCTCGGAGTTTGATGAATAGTTCATCAGTATCCAACGCACCTAAATGATCAAGAAGGATAATGCGACCGTCTGTAATGATGTCCGTGTGTAACTTATCGAAGTCTATATTCTTACGGTCTTCCAGTGATAAGTTATGTCCTGTCTGAACAGTCAGAAGATTCTCAATCGCCTCCCCACGAGAAGCCTCTAGGAACGCACAGCCGATCTGCTTGTTGGTGTTCTTCCAGAAATGGTAAGCGATCTCGTTCACCATTGTGGTCTTACCAACTGAGGTCAGTGCACCGATAACGGTTATCTCACCTGCGGCAATGCCACCGTTCAGCATGGAGTTGAGCATACCAAACGATTCAGGAAAAGGAATGATCTCCTCCGTGCCTCGTTTGATAAAGTCAGACCACGCTTCCTCTAAGGTGATGATTCCAGACATACAATAAGTCTTGGCTTCCCACCATTGAGCAGTAAAGGCTCGCACCTTGTTCTCTTTGAGATAGTCTGAGGCGTCCTTGTAATCCGTCAGGTTTACGATCTTAGCTTTATTAGGTGACAATACCTGTGCACACTTCTCAGCCGCTTCTCGACCCGCAGGATCAGCGTCAAAACAAATAATGACGTTCTCATATGACTCAAGCCACTCAAGGTTCTGCTTGAAGTCCTTAACAGCACCACCTGCACCTTTAGACACAGAGACAACAGGGTAACGTGACCCAAGCATCTCATAAGCCGCAAGTGCGTCGAGTTCTCCCTCTACAACGGTCACATAGCGACCGCCCTCACCAAATAACTGCTGACCAAACAGGACATTGTGTCGCATATCACCTTGGGTTTGAAATCCTTTAGTTGCGACTGTCCGTATTTTAGCCCCAATCGCTTTACCACTGGCATCGTAATAGGGGTAGTACTGTTTTTGATCGTCCATCGTGACACCGTACTTTTTGACAGTGTCTAATGATATCCGACGATCTGTGATTGCCTTTGGCGTCCCGAACATCTCGACTGGGCGATTGTACGATACGACGTTATCAATGGCTTCCACGTTATCGACCTCCTTGAAGTAAGTAAGACAGGCAAAGCAGTAGCCGTGCCCGTCTGAGTAAACCGCAAGGCCGTCCGAAGACGGACACTTGGGGCATGGTTGGTGTTCTAGGAAGATATCCTCAGAAGTCTTCATCATCGCCTACACCGTTCTCACCTTTCTCGACTACACGAATAGCCTGTAGGTAAGGGGCAACGCCGTGGACTGGGTGTGGGTCTCCTAGGTTGTACTTGATGCGTACCTTATCGCCCCAACGGACGGAGCCCTTAGAGACTGGCTCGCCTTCATTGTCGATGACAGTGAAGTCCTCGAACTTAGTGGCGAACTTACGCTGAGGCGTTTCCTTGTAGTAGTTGACGTTGACGCCTTCAGCTTTGAGCTTCTCGGCCTCGGTGTCCTCTAAGGACAAGACGATGGAGTACTTCCCTGTTGAAGTACCTTTGTACTGCTCATGCTCAACAAGGTTAGCAAAAGCAACGACACCAGAAATAACAGACATATTAAACCTCCTCAGGTTTCTCTGCGTTGTATAAAGAGACAGACTCCAGTGCTGTCTCTAGCTCGTTAAGATGTAATCTCGGCATATCTGACAAGACTGCATCGTATTGCGGCTCTGGATCACCTAACTGGTCGGCGACCCTGTTCCGTAACTCCAATATTATAATTGATGTTGACACATTAGGCAACAACATGACGACACTCCTTTTTGTATTCGTTCAGTTCTACTTTAGCAATCTTTAGTTTCTTTGTATTTGTTTTCTTTATGTTTGTTCTAAGGTGTTTCCTTGGCTTACTATAGAACTTCATAAGTACTCCTTAAGTATCCTAACATTATACCATTATTCTTCATCTGCATCAACTACAAGATGACTAACAACAGTCGAGACAGTTACATCTTGATCCCACACTGCCTTTCTGATCTCTGAAAAACAGTTATCACACAAGTCGTAATGCTCACCGTTGGAGTCTTTCCTTGTTGCTTCGTAGTCGTCCAGTTCTGAATTACAAGCTACACACCGCATCTCTACACCTCATCTACTGCTAATAAAGTTATAACAATCACAACCACTACAGCTAACGTCACCATTAGTTGTCGTCCTTGATATCTTTAATCGCTGTGATTACCCAGAAGGCAAGCCCACCGAAAGTCATTGACAGGGCGATTGTCGCAACAAACAACAAAGCCAAGTCGTCAAAAGTTACCGTTTCCATTTCTTAATAGCCTCCTCTAGCCGACGGTCATGCAGAGACCCCTTAGGGCCTCTTGTAAGCTCCTCAGAGCGACGTTTGTAATAATCTGATAGTGAGGTATTACCCTCCCAGTGGTGCTCCTCAGAAAGGAACGCACACCAGAGGGCCGCACAGTCAGTTGTGAGCCCTCCAGTGAGGGCATCACGTTCTACGAAAGGAACCTTGTTCATCTCGTCAACTTTTTTAGTTGTTCTACAACATCATGAAAAACTTTTTTCGATGCGGTGCGCTCAATACGTTCACCGCCAACCTCAAAAGTTAGTCTATAGATGTTTTTCTTTTTCACATATTCAGCGATGACAAGGTGGTTCGTGTTGAACACAAAATCCCCTGTCACCTCTCCTCTAACTGAAATAATCATCTCGTCACCTTCCAGTTGCCAAAGTACACATCAACATCTGCCTCTGTCTCAATCCAGACCTTCGCACCGCAATCAAGGGGCTTGTCTGGACTGTACACGAGCTCGCTGTCGCCTTTGATGACGACACGCTCGCCCTTGAGGTTCTCTTTATAGGTCTTGACCGTGAATACAGGCAAGTCCTCGCCTTTGCTGTTAGCACGTATATTGTGCTGATTCACATGGATTCTCTTAATCATCTGCATACTCCAACCAAATATCAAACAGAGCAACGTCAAGCATCTCGTCGATGCTCGCAAGCTCCTCGTTAATGTCCCGTGCCAAATTGACACAGCCCAAATAAATATCGACCTCAAGGTCGGTCATAAAATCACTCTGCATCATATCGTGCCTCGCCTTCTGCTTCTGCCCGCTGTTGGGCTTGGTATTCGTCCCAAGCCTCATCTGCTGTCGAACCTGTGATCGTCTCATAGACATCATACCAAGTCGACTCTGTTTGTTTCTGTTGAGTGATTGCGAAAATCACCTCATCAATGACCCACTGAAGCTGTGGGTCGTACTGGTTCTCATGGTCTGTCATAGTGATAATCCTCGTATTCTTCAGAAAGTGCTTGAGCAACACTAGCAGGATCGGCTTCCGAATTCAATCGGATACTCTCGATTTCATAAACGTCATGTTGTCGATAAGAGCGTAACAGTAAAGTGTCACGCTCAAACGTCCAAAATACGTCGTGCTCTTCGTCAGTGTAGACCCGCTCGCCGATTGGCGAACGAAAGCCTACAGCTTCGGCAAGGGCAACTATCAGCCTGCCTAACATCAGATCGCCTCCCCATCAACATAGGTCACGCCCTTGCGTGTCTGTACGTCAACACCAAGAGCCCTCAGGCGTGACTTAGTGGTGACCGTCGGCCAGTTGCTCAGTGTGTAGGTGTTCACCTTGACAGTGCCAGACCAACCCCAACCGCCCCTGTGCACGTCAACGTCGGCAATGTGGTTACCGTGCAGGTAGACCTTGCGAAGGCGTGTCTCTGGCTCGATCCTGACCATCGTGTTAGCTGATGACCAGTTGCGACCCTGTGCGATTGCGTAGTTCATTTCTTTCTCGATCTTTCTCATGGTAGTTCTCCTCTGTGTTTGCTACCCAGAAGCAGACTATACGTCTGCGTTTCGCCTAGCGCAACCTAGGCTCATCAGTGGGCTTTCATAATCGCATCGGCTTTCTGCTTAGCGTCTGCGACTGACTCAGTGTGTGGATTCCCGACAAACTCCAGTAGATCCATTCCACTGTTGGTATCAATGATCCGCAGAATCCCCTTTGGTTTCTTGGATCTGTAGGCGACTAAATCACCATCATAGTGTGCGACTACTTCCCAATCGTTCTCTAACTGTTCCGCTGTGAACGTAGTGTTGAGATTGATATACATTTGTTCTCTCCTGTGTGTGAACAAGGGCGACACAACAGCCGCCCGTTAATGTTGTCAAGCTCGACC